GGATTTCTTTTGTTTACAGTTGCCGTTGTTTTTGCAGACACAATAACAGGAATCAAGGCAGCAAAAAAGGAAGGGCAAAAGATAAGTAGCAAAGGATTGTATAGGACAACGGAAAAGATAGTCGTTTATTTTGTAGCCATTCTTATTTTTGAAGGTGCAAAAAATACCTTTAATATACCTTTTCCAATTACTTATATGGTAGCAATGATGATATCTGGAACAGAGTTATTTAGCGTTGCAGAAAACATCAAGCGGATAACAGGTGTAAATCTTGGAGTTTTAATAACACGTTTTTTTAATCGTTAAGCCAATGGAAAAAATTAAAACTCATTCAATGATTTTAGAAACTTTAAAAAAACATAATATGCAGACTAATTTAAAAGATGCCTTAAAAAACGCAGACACAATCAAAAGTCCATTGGGCGACGTGGCTTGTTTTGCTTTTAATTTTGCGGAACTTGCGCAAGAGGTAAATGTACTTCTTACTGACGATGGGAAAAAAGTCAAATTAACCTGGCGAGAATATGTTAAACTTGCTCAAATCATTTGGGACAAAATAAAGGAGACAAGCCGCGAATGTGCTGGCAAAGAGATAGAGGTGAAACTTCCTCCCAAATTATCGCTCGTAGCTGCAGGTTTTTCGCTCATAGGGTTTAAATTATAGGCGCAGAGAATCGCTACCTTAGTGCCAAGGGGAGGTGTATTGATTTACATCTCCCTTTAAAATATAAAAATATGAATGCAAATGATTTTGTAGTATGCGTGGATGCTGGGCATGGAGGACTTAACAAAGGCATAGGCCCAGACAAATATGTCACCTATCCATCAAAGTGTTTCCAACATAAACATGGTAAATTCCATTCCTACGGTTGGTTCTTTGAAGGAGTGTTTAACCGTGCCGTTGCTAATTTTCTTGAACAGTTTTTAATTGATTATGGCTTTCAAGTTAAAAAAGTATATGAGCCAATAAATGACACATCACTAAACAAACGCTGTCAGCTCGTAAATAGCTATGCTAACTTAGGTAAGGCAACTGTCCTTGTTTCTATTCACGGTAATGCCGCAGCGTCAACAAGTGCCAGAGGATGGGAAGTCTTTACTTCACCAGGTGAAACAAGGTCGGATCAACTGGCAACAATGATAGGCAATGAAATAAAAGATGCTACTCCTGGCTGGGTGCATAGGCATGATTATAGTGATGGAGACTTAGACAGAGAGGCAAGGTTTCAAATGTTGACTGCAACAAATGTGCCAGCGGTGTTAACTGAAAATGGTTTCTTTACAAATTACAATGATGCTGTGTTAATGATAGACAGAGAATGGCAAGAGGCTATTGCTAAAGCTCACGCTAAAGGTATCCTTGAATATGCCATTGGGCAAGGTGTGGAATGGTAATAAAAAAGCCGCAGGAGAAACACCTGCGGCAAATAAAACACTAAGTAAACATCACTCAACTGTAAAAGAGTTTTTTAAAGAGAACACTGGCTTTTACTTTTACATCCTCTTTTTCACTTGTATTATTTATTATCATAAATAAAATAGCTTGTAATCTTTCTTTATTCATGTACTGGTAAAACTTTCTGCCTGCACCATCGTTGCCAGAGTAAAATTGCAGCAAGGCACTATTTGTGTTTACAACATTATTTTTATTGATAGGTTTTGGATATTTCTCTACCAACATAAAACCTTGCTTTATTTCCTTGTCGTTTAATAATTTAGTTATTAACATGATTGCCTATTTTTAAAAGTGTGAGTTTAGTTTCTTCTTGTTTTATTCTGGTGGCTAAGTAATCAACGTAAAAATAATTAATCTTTCGTCTCATCGTCTCCTCAATGTATGCCAGGGTCAAGCGGTGGAGCTTCTTTTCTATAACCTTTATTTGCATCATTTTCGTAATAAGTTTTAGAAATTAATGCTATTTGAAAAGCATCTATTTCGTCTTGTGAAAGTTTTTTGTTTCCATGCACCTCCATCTTCATTGCCTTTATAACTGACATACAATAATCAATAGTCCATTTGCTGCCTTTGTGCTGCGGTGAAATACCTTTTACTTTATGGCCATTTAATTCTAATAGGTCAATGATTGTTCTGGATGCACCTTGATTCATGCCGACATTTCGGCTAATCTTGTTACTTGCTTTAACATTTGCGTGTTTTCTAAAAGTAATATTTTGGAGGGAAGAATCTTCTACAACTATGGCACAATCTCTCTCCCATGTTAGGCTATCCATTATCCATGCAGCCAAATTCTTGTACCTTCCAAAATACACTTTCTTATCATCAATCACGCATACTGCTAACCCGTTTAGCCTCATGGCTGGATCTATGCCTACGAATTTCATCATAATTTATTTTTTTATTTAGAAAGTTACGTTTAACATATTTACTTACAAATTTTAATAAACCAATGTAGTCATAGTATTTATTACCATACTTCCATATACCTGCTAATGGATAATATTCAAAGTGCTGCGTGCCGTAGGTCATGAACATGGTATTATCATAAGTAGTCCTTGAATATCCATCCCACAAGTTTATTCCGGATAACATATCATAGGTAATCGTATCAACAGTATATGAATCATTTGCCTCACTGTAATAACATCTTTCCAGCATTTTATTTCCTATCTTTTCAAGGCTCATTGTGTTATATGCAAAAAAATGGTTATTCTGTCCATTTATAGTAGTTACTCCCAACACCAACATGATTGCTAAAGATAATTGTACGCTGCGCACCTCTGTGTTCATTTTAACGGGCTCTTTATCCTTCTTTGATACATTGCGCTTCCTTGGTGTTTTCATGCCAATACCATAGGCTTCTATGCCCTTCTGAATAAATTGTATCTCTAAGAAATATCCAAAGCAAATAACAGTACCTATAAAAATAAACATTGCGTAAAACTCTGCTCCACTTTTTTGACCTTGAATAGAGAAAAACAATTCCAACAAAGCTACTATTGTGGCACCTGCCGCAACCTTGGCAGGGTAAGGTGATTTCTTCTCACTTGGATTTAGAAAGTCAATAAATACAATGGCAAACCTGCCAAACTGGAGCATAAGAGAGGCAGGAATAGAAAGCATTAATGGTAAGGGTAGAAAGTACACATTAAGAGCTGCTGTAATAAGGTAGGTTAAAATAATACCTACAAAGATAATTTTTGGCATAGATGAGGCGATGTCATCAAATAGCCATTCAAAGTTTTGATTGTTAAAATTCTTTTTCATTTTTGTGATGTTTAAAGTGATTTGTCATAATGACCTTACAAAACTAATATAAAATAAATACAATGTATATAAATATTAAAAATAATTATAAAAAAAGTGCGAAGGCAATTCTCCGCACTCTAAAACAACTTAAATCACCATTAACGATTACGATTCTCTTTCCTTGTGTTTATTGTATCTCTCCCAGGCTGACATGACTCTTATTTCTTTTGTAGCTGTTTCTATTCTTAACTCCTTAAACCTATCCAATGCCTCTTCAAGGTTCTTTGCGGTGACTGATACGCTTTTGCCATCTTCGTATTTAATTACATATTTATTCATTTCTACTTCCATAGCAAATCGTATAAGTAGTAAATAATCCAAAGGCAAGTTAATACTCCGCCAAATGTTACAATAATTTTTGCAGCATTGTTGATAAATCCTTTTTCTTCTTCTGTCATAGTTATTTATTTAAATAGTTTTTACTTGCTACTGGATCCTTCCCCTGGTTACTGTACTTTGCATCTGCCTTGCTGGCATAGTCAGTGTATGGCATTTCGCTAATGTCGTGATAGCATATTTGCGCTATCTTCATGTAAGGATATATTTTAACTGGCTGTACACAAACAAGCTCCAGTGTCCAGTGTCCTCTAAAATTTACATCTCCAAAACCTGCCGTAACATGGACAAATAATCCTAATCTTCCAAGGCTTGATTTACCTTGTATAATTGGTACATGGCGAAGTGTCTCCGTGTATTCAACGGTTGAGGCAAGGTATAAAACATTTGGTCTTAAAATAATTCCTTCCTCCGGAATAATAAAAGGTGCATAAGCATTCTTCTTCCTCGTATCAAGAATAGTATCGGTGTACATTAGCAAAGTGTTGCTTAGTGTTAAATCTACACTATTAGTACCAATGTTTGCCTCTATCAATGGCTCGATAACAATGTTGCCAGCCGCTAATTCGTCAAAGATGGTTTTGTCGGTTAAAATCATTTTTCTTCTTTTTTGTAAATTTCGTTGTAATATTTATTTGCATACTTATCGTAATGTGAATATTCAAGACCATAAGGTAAAGCCGACATATAAGCCTCCTTTATCTGCTCCTTTTCCATTTCTTTTGCCGTAATACATTTCATTTTTAACAAAGTTGTAGCGGTCAATATAGCATCAACTCCTTTTTTTAATGATTTATCTTTTTTGTTTAAATCAATGTATATTTTTTGCATTTGATTTATTTCCTCAATTAACCATTCTACTGCCGTTTGTTTGCTCATTTTTTTAAATCATTTAATTCTGGATGCGTAAAATAAAATTCTGTCAGCATTGCGGCATTTGCCATTAGGTGCGCGGAGTGCAAAAGTCCACTTTCATTGTCTATCATTTCACCAAGGCGCATTGCTTCCAGGTGACGCATAGCGGAGGCAATTACAACAGAGAAGGGAAAGCCTTTCTCCCAGTTACCGGCAGGATATTTTTCTAAACCTTGCGTCCACACCTTAGCATATTCCCTTTGTGCAATGGCAGGGCAAAGGTCGTAGCGTAGTTTATTTTCATTGTGTCTTATAGCATTAACTTCATCATATTCCCTGGCAGATGCTTTTATTAAATCGTTTACATTTATCATCATAGGTAAAACGCTTTTAAAGATTGTTCAAATAAATTAGTACGCATTTTTAACTCATGCAGCATCTCCATCGCTATATGCCTTGTTTCTGCTTGTGTGTCTTTTGTAATCCTTAATTTCCAAAAGTTTATGTAAGCTAATAAAGATCCTGTCCAGATAAAAGTTGTTTCAAGGTTTAGTGGTAACACAGTGCGCGCTTGTTCTTTTGCCACTCCCAACTGCAACAGCTCATGGTAAGCAGTCTCGCAATAATTAATGACAGCATCTTGTATCATTAACGCTGCATCATTGTCGTACATTTCTAAATCTCCTCCGCTGCCTTGCTTACTGCTTTTACTCTGTAATCTAAAATCTTTTATCCTGTAATAGTTATCTTCAAAATCTACATATCTGCCAGAAATACTATTTGCCGTTAATCCAACCTGGTGTTTAAACAACTGCCGCTCTACAAAGATAGGGCAAGTTATCCGGTACTGTAATTGTGGATGCCGAAAGGGAGATGTATGACCATGTTCTGCAAGATATTTTATCAACTTTGCATTCTGATCTTCAGAGTAGTTACTGGCTTCCTTGCCAAATGAAACGCGAGCTGCATTTGCTACCATTATATCATTGCCAAATATTTCTAATAGTTCTATTTTCATTTTATCATTTTGTTGATCTCAACGATATGGTTTAAAAAATGCCTGTCTATTTCCAGGCTGCCAATTCATCCTCTGACGCAATAAGATGGAAAGAAATGTTTAATCAGTAAA